GTTGTTGCCACCGAGGATTTCGGTCAGTTCAGCCCAGACAAGATCCTGGGCAACCAGAACTACCTGGACCCACGCAGCCAGATCGGCTACCCCGAGACGCTTGGCGGTGTTCTGCGTAACGCCAACCGCGACTTCCGCAGCGAGCCCCTGAACCCCCGCACCCCAGTGAGCATCTTCAACCTCAGCACGATTCCCCCAGATGTCATGCGTCCCAAGTTTGAGATTGATTATGAGTATCAGTAGGGAAACTCGTAGAGTTTCCCGCGGCGCAGCCTTCCCAGTCCAGTCGCGCAGCGACTGTCCGCCCCATACTTTGTCAAAGCCTCAGCGCTTATTTTGTGTTAAAAAAATGGTCCGTTTCTATCAGAAATGGAATTTAAAACCGCTATGACTGAGTGGGTCGCCCTCAAGGCCCAGTTGGCCGCAGCTCGCAAAGATCTCGGAACGTTGAACAAACGTGAAAAGGATCTTCGCAAGTTTGTGACGCTTCACATGCAGCAGAATGAGATTGACACCGTCAAGGTCCAGGACAAGGTCAAGGTGAATTTGAAAAAGAAAAAGGTCAAGGGCTCAATAACCAAGGAGGTTATTCTCAAAGGTCTTCGTACGTTCTTCGGTGGCAACGAAGCCCAGGTGGAGGGGGCCTGGAATGCTATCCAAGACTCGGCGCCTACAAAGGAGACGGCGTCCGTGACCGTAACAGGCCTTAAGGACGTGACGCCCTAAATATTCAAGTAAAAATGGGCGTCAACGACGAATATTCACGAGATGCATACCTCGGCGAACACTATGCGTACAACTCGGACGAAGACCCCGACGAGTTTGATTCTCAGCTCGACCCTGAGGATTGGCAAGCCGTATATTCCGAAGACCTTTTGGACGCGTGGATGGTAATCTACGACGAGCTTCAGAGGAACTATTTGACACACGTTGTCAAATACTCTCAGTTTGTTGATTTTGTGATGGAGCCCTGGAAGTGGCGTCCGGTCGCCGATCCGAGTCCGACACACAGGCGTTTGTGGACCGAAATGTCAACCATCGAGACGATTGACGATCGGGTCTGGGAAGACCAGTTTCACGGGTGGGCTCAACACTATTTGCGGGCTCTTTGAACCGACCACGCAGTGGTCGTGACCCGGACCCGCCGGGGGCGCTCACAAGTCGAGTCCTGTGGACTCTTTTGTAAGCTTATATTACAAATGATCGACATAACAGGACCAAAAGTCCTCGTGCCGACCATCCTTTTTGCTCTCTTGAGTCCAGGGCTTTTGCTTAGCCTCCCACCAGGCTCTGGACTTTTGATACAGGTACTCTTCCACGCTTTGGTTGTGGCTCTTTTGTCATGGGCAATCATCCATTTTGTTTTCAAATTCACACTGACTCCAGCCGACCTCATCGTTCCGGCTATTCTCTTTGTCCTCTTGACACCAGGTGTGATCCTGACTTTACCTCCTAATGGCGGACCCATATTCTTCTCTGGTCAGACGGGTATAGTTCCAGTTCTGGTCCATACACTGGTCTTTTCCATCGTGTGGGCAAGTTTGCGTGGTTTCTTTCCTCAGTTCTACTAGAGTATGAAAAACCTCATCATTGGCCCAGGCGCAATGGGTTTCTTTATGTACCTTGGTGTCATATCGAAACTCAAGAGGGAAGGTCAACTCGATGACCTGGAAGCCATCTCCGGTGCATCGGCGGGTGCACTCCTCGGCTTTCTATTTTGCATGACAAAAGGAGACCCGACAAAGGTCCTCGACTTTGCTTTGAGTGTTCCACTGAACCATATTATGAAACCAAATATCAAGTCTTTGCTGAAAAACTATGGGCTCATTCCTTACACGAAAATTCGCAAGGTATTCGTAGGTGCCTGTCAGACCTTCACGGGAAAAGACGATGTGACTTTTCAAGAACTCTACGACTTGTACCCCGTGAAACTCCATGTATCGGCCTATTGCGTGGACTTTATGAAGACTGTGTACTTTTCAGTCGATACGACCCCGTCTATGAGCGTTCTGGACGCCGTGTGTGCCTCGGTTGCCATACCTTTCCTCTTTTCGAGTGTAAAATTGAAGGATGGCTGGAACTATATCGATGGTGGTGCGGCCGAGTCTGTTCCTGGTGGACCCTTTCTCGGGCAGGAAGCACTCGCCATGAAACTCGCGTGGAACAGACTCGAAAAAGTCAAGGATCTCAAGACGTACGCTATAAGTATCCTTTATTCTACAATGAAATTGAGACACATGTATGACTTTCCCTTGATGGACCTCGATCTCCAAGGGGAAGACATGTTCGATTTCGGTGCGTCAAACGACTCGAAACTCAAGATGTTTTTGAGGGGTTACGAGCAGGGCGCCCGATAGGGCGGCCTGCGAGGCCGGAGGCCTCCCGGGGGCGGTCGGGACCACAGGTCCCGAACTTTTTTCCCCCCTAAAAATAACAAAAGATGCGTACCATTATTCGATCGGGATACGTTCAGCACCGCAAGTCTAAGCGTATCACGGTCCACCGCAAGAATGGCAAGACGTACACGTACACCCGCAAGGCGGGCGTGACCCGCGTGCGTGCCGTGCCTACCAAGGATGTGGGTGCGATAGGCAAGAGCACCAAGGTGATTGGTAAGCTCAAGGCGGGTATGTTGACCCGGTACCACTATCACCCCGTTGAGGCACCCAATGACCGTCGCCGTGCGCTCGTCAAGGCCGTGACAAAGGGCCACGAGGACCCTCACGCCGTCATCCGCCGCCTCATCGCCATCAGCACGTTGACCAAGCGGACTCTGCCCCGTGCGTCCCGCATTTACAAGGAGGATGCTCGGTGGGTCCACAGCAAGTACTCCAAGATGTTCGGACGGCGTTAAATTCTTGAACTAAATTAGTATGAGTCAGACCAAACTCCAACGTTTTCAAAACTATGCCATGCGACCAAACACTAATATCAAATGGTCGATAGCACATGGTAAGTATACGGACCCTTCACATCTTCGACACTTTCCAGTCCCCGAAGGCGTGTATGTTTCGCTCGTAGCTGTACCCGGGTTTCCTCTTTCTAAAAATATCATCTATCACCCCACGTTTCACGCGCTTCACCGAAACATCCGTCTTACACGAGAGTTTATTAAGCACAGAATTCCTAGACAGCATTTACCTTCGGCCCTTCGCTATTTTTACTCACAAAATCCACGCGTTTACCTCCCAGGAGACCCCATCGTAGACTTGGAACTGGAGTACAAGGATACAGACCCGTACACAAACGTCTTTCTCGGGGTCAAGAGCCTCAAGCACCATTCCAAGTCTTTTACAAACTCGAAAGTTCACTTGTCGAACATATTGACTCGTCCAGGTGTCTACTTTATCATCGCGTGTCGCGGTACGACGAATAACAACACACGAAGGACTATGCAACGTCACGAGGAGAGTCTCGCACAGTCTCTCAGTAAACGGCCAAAGAACACCGTGTCACTGCGTCGAAACGCCAACGAGCCTCCAGCGAAGAGGCGATACTAATTTCTTTGTAAACATAAATGTCGAATAACAATCAGAATGGAAATAGGGTAAACCTCTACGGAGGTCGGAGAAATGAAAGACGAGTAAATCAAATACCCAAGTTAACCCGCCCTGTTATGTATAAAGTTATACAGCTTATTATTCAGCTGTATGCAGTGTATCAACTCTATGGGTACATGGGTAGTTTGAGTCCAAATGATGCAGGTCGAGTACGTCAATTTCTGTTGAATTTATATATGAAATTTATATATATTGTTCAATTGATAGGGTGGGAATACGCAAAAGGTATAGAAACTCTTGCAATCACTCTGGTAACTACTGTATGGTCGAAACTATCTTCTGGCAAGGGTTTGAGTATAGAAAATATACCTTATGCGGCTATTACATTTGCAATTACTTATTCCACAAACACTAAACTTAAAAATCTCGTTAAGACCATCAATAGTGTCAACACATCCGTTTGGGGCCGATTTAGTGGTCGGTCGTTTAAAAGCGGAAGAGATGCGCAACAGGCTATATGTGCCATGATTGCATGGCTGATTGCGTCTCTTAACGGTTCTTCAGCTTTACTTGTGAGGGAAATCACAGGGGATGTTCGCGAATCGTATCGTTTAAGGTCTCTTACAAGAAATCAGCTCCTTACTCTAGGAGCAAGACAGACAGGTGTTCACTTGCCACAAGCTATAACAAATGGTACAAACCTGCAGCAAGCGCCACGTCAAGCCAACCAACGTCAGGCCAATCAGCGCCAATCTCCACGCCAGGCCAATCAGCGTCAGGCGCCGCGTCAGGCCAATCAGCGTCGAATGACCGTGTTCACACGATCCTCGCCTGCAAACAATGCTGCAAGACGCCAAGCACGCCTGCGCCGTTTTGTTTAGACCCACACAATAGCATCACCGATACCAGACACTGGACCACCCAAAGGCCAAAAAGGTTCTATGGACCATGGACCAGTATGACTCAACACATCAAGGAGGATATGTAAGGCGTATATTTTCCGAGCCCTTGAATTTTGGATCAAAATTAGAGAAAAAAGGGAGTGAGGAGCCTTGTACAAGACTGAGTATGCCCACCAGTCTTGTATGAGAGACCATGGAACGGGCCATGGAACCAAAAGCAACATAGGGAGGTCCGGGGCCACGGACCAGAAGGCGTCGGACCACGACGCCGCCCCAAACGCAAGTTGGGTACAAAAGATGTGTTGAGGCCAGAGCATCCCTACTAAGTGCGTAGCACTTATTTCCCAGCGAATCTTCCTCACCGCCCTTAAAAGAGACGGACGAGTATCTTTTAAATGGACGAGCTCCTACGAAAGATTTCTGACGACATATGGTCCTCTTTAGGTCCCGGGTACTCCGAGTCCGTGTACCATTGTGCGTTCGAGGTGGCTTTGCGCGACCGTCAGATACCCTATGAGACCGAGCGTATCGTACCTGTGTATTACCAGGGTCAGAATGTCGGACACGTCAGGGCCGACCTCATCATAGACCGTAAGGCTGTTGTGGAACTCAAGTCGGTAAGTAAGATTAACGAGACGTACCGAATTCAGACCCGAAACTACCTGACCCTCTTGGGTCTCTCACAGGGATACTTGATCAATTTTCCAGATAAATTGGGTCCCTTGGAGTTTGAGCGGATCGAAAAGGAGGCGTACCCTCCTCCAGATGTGGAGATGTTTTAGGAGGAGCTCCGCTCCGACTCGGACCCACCGGGTCCTCATACCGTCGAAATAAACTCCCATTTCAACTCATCACAAATTTTCTTCCAAATTTGGTCTTGGACGTACAACTTCTCACGGCTTTTCAAAAGGGGAAAACACGGGAGGTACTGGTCTTCACCGAGCAATTCACTCATTTTGTAAAGTACGAAAGAGTACGACAAGAAATTCTTACGGTTCGCCGGTTTGTGCTTCTCGAACGGTGCTTGTATGGCATGAAACATGAGTCTTAATTTGTGTTCAAGCTCTTGAGGCATCGTTGGAGGAGTGATGCCACTAACTATAGTTGCTATATATGGAACGTGCTCGTAATACTTGGCGTACCCAAGTTTTTTCAAAAGAGCCTTGACTTTTTCATGAGTAATCTCTGCGAGATCCTTGACCTTTTGTTTCCGAAACTCTGTTCTCAATTTAGAAATAACATCTTCGGGAACCGTCGTTGATTCCTTGGCTTGAAACTGACTTATCCATTCGTTAAAGTGATTCTCGCGTTTGTACGAGTATACAATGTGTTTCTCAATTTCCTGTTCCTCTTTGAAACCCACCTCATCACCCAGTATGTACTCGGTAGCGCCACACTCCCTGCAAATCTCCTCAGATGCCACTTCATCAAAGACGCGAGAGTATACCGCGCCACATTGGGAACAGGGTGCGTCGTGAAAATCCTTCTTCTTAAAATCATCTTGACCCTCAACCTCTTTGAGGTATTTCTTATATATATCGTTTCTTTGCACACCCTTTCGGGTAGATATATGTACACCCGCGACCTTTTTGGTCGATGCACCACCCCCACCCTCAACTTCGCTCGTATATTCCTTAATGACGGGAACACACGACAGAAGATACTCTGCCAGTTCAGCCTCTGACGTACACGCACGTATTCGTTCTTCGTACCTGGCCTCCATTTTATACTTTATAATTTTTAATTTTAAGCTTCTATCTTTGGTGCCAAGTAGAACCGAAGATCTCCCAGATTTGCAATTGTGTACCGAAAGATGATCGGCATGTTCTCATTCTCAGAGTTTTGAAGAAGTTGAACACTCGAACACATATTAGTCGCCTTGGTAAACAAGTTGATATACTTGAGACTGAAAGTACTTCCGGTCTTCCTGACGGCGTCCGGAAACTCGATGACCGTCTTTTGATCGGCAAAGTCACCCTTACAGCTGAGCTCGAGCTTGTTCCCGTCACGGATAATGTCCATTTCGGTCGCAAGGTTACTCATGTCCCTTGTGATACGTTGAAAGTCGATGGCGGGCAGGGTTGTCACGACATCCATGTGAATGTCCGGAAGCTCGAGTATGTCCTCGTTAATGTCCAGGAGCTTGAGCTTGAAACTCGTCGAGGACTTCTTTTCTGGATTTTCTATGAAAATCTCCATATAGTCTCGCCCTTCGATACGGACCAAAAGTGTATCTTGTCCAGTCACAGACTTGAGGAGCTTGTACACGTTGGCCATGTTCAAGCCAGCGATGATATCTGTCGCACACTCGTACTCCTCGAAGTTTTCGGCGCCCAGCTCCATGTGTACCAGGGTCACGCGAGCCGTGTCCAGGGTCAAGATGTGAATACCTTTGGGCGTAAAGTATACATTCACATCATTGATGATATCTTTCAGAACCTCAAATACAGACTTTATAGCCGAAGCCTGAATTGTGCGAAAATGCATCTTATGTTTCAAAGCGCGTGAAATCTTTAAGACCGAGTCCTTCGGGACTCGTGATCAGCCCTGCCTCTTCGCCTGATAGGCGTCAGTAATATTCATTGAAATTTTAGCTTCGAGCTCGGGTGTCAGTATGGGTTGGAGAGACTCTCCGTACTTTTCAAGTTCGAAAAGACCGGGGGTTTCGGAACCGTCCAGGTTTTGACAAAAGTCTCCGCTACAGTCCCACGACTCGAAATCCGTTGGGACCATGGACTCAAGCCAGGCCTTGACTTCGGCTCCGACACACATCTTACCTTCGTTTGTGACCAAGGTGGGGACTCTCGTAATCTTTTTGGAAGGGACACCGCTTGTCGATACGTTATGGAACCGCATAATCTCTATGAGAGCCGGCTGAGTCTTGATGAATCCTATAATCTCCTGTGAATACTTGCACCTATCTGAGTAGACCAAAAGTGCCATCTAATCTATGTTGAGGGTTTTTGAGAGGGCCCGGGAACGCACCTTTTTTATTTGTATAGAGTAATGAAGGACCTTGTGATCCTGGTTCTCACCGCCCTCGCTCTTTTCTTTCTATGGAACGGTCGCCAGACGGCGACGTATGCAGCCGGTGACGTGAACCTTACGGCACCCGTCCCTCCCCTGATCATTCAGGCAATTATCGAGAAGGTCCAGTCTATGAAACCCGACATGGCACCCATAGATACCATGTTTGTGAACATCCAGCCAGATGGCAGCTACAATTCCCGTATCATGTTCTTTGATACCAAGCACTTTCTGGGAACCCAGTACGATATAAACGCAAAGGTCAACACCGATGGATCCGTTGAGGTACTGAAAATTGGAGATTCGTCGACTGTTGACCCGACCTACGGATACCAGCCCGATAAGTACCAGACGTGGACTGAAGTGACGGCCAACCTCGATGCCCAGTTCAAGGGAGCGCTCCAGGGGTACAAGAATCAAAAGCCACAGCCGAACCTCAATAACATGACGAGTGCGTACAACCAGGGCATGACGGTGACTCAGACCAACCTGCAGTCGAGGTCCTGAAAGGACCGGGCGCGTACCACTCCCGCCCCAAAATTAACCACTTAGAATAGATGGCTGTATCAGCCAAACAAATTGTTGCTTCTGAAAAGAAGCGAGACCTTGCGAAAAAAGAGTACTACCGTGCCCTTCTTGAGCAATTTTGTCGTAAAATTAGGGTAGCTTCAGACCTTGGGAATCGTGATGCTATCCTGACCGTCCCTCCCTTTGTTGTAGGCTTTCCTAAGTACGACCTTCCAGTGACCGTCGGGTACATGTGTCGCCAACTCCAGAGGCTCGGGTACATAGTGAACCTTGTCGGGCCGTTGAATATCCGTGTTCAGTGGACCAAGGCGGCCGCTCTCGAGACAGAGATGGAAAAGGAAGAGGTGGACCCAGGGGTGTACCTCCCGAGTCTTGTGAACCTCAAAAAGACGGCCGAGAAACTCAGAATCACGAAAAAACACTAAAGTTTTAGTCTCACCTGGTACTAAAATGGACCTTCTGAACGAGTCCGAGCGCCGGTTCACCAAGAAGCTCTGTGACGCTATGATTCCTGTGATGATCGAAGCCTTTTGGGAGATTTGGCTCGAGGCCAAAAAAGAGTCTCAGGGCAAGAACACGACTCGGGTGTTCCAGGAGCTGCTTCGGGGCGTCAAGACTTGGAACTCTTCAATTTCACTCAAAAATACAGATGCCATCATCAAGAACCAGCCTTTGTTTCCCAACCTTCTTGCGGCCGTCTTTGTCATTCACGTCAAGATTCTGAGTGCTATCCGGACTGACAAAAAGTCCAAAAAGATCAGTATCAAGTTGCCCGCCAACGACGTCTTTGTGCAGAGGTGCTACGAGGCGTGCGCCAAGGACCTGTACGAGAACCCCAGTATCATCGTGGATAACAAGTCCGAGGAGGAGAGAAAAGAGGTCTTGACTGTCCGATTTTGTAAGAGAATTGGTGAAGTTATTGAGGACCTAGTCCCAACAGCCGAGATTCTCAATACGTACTTGCCTTTGCCTGCTGCAGGTGAGGACCTGGATATGGACCACGAAGACGAGGACCCAGAGGGTGACGAGGACGTGCCGGACCTGGCCGATGACGTGCCGCCCGCGAGTGAAAACCTCGACACCCTTCCCCAAAACACAGGGAACATGGAGTTTGGAAAGACTCCAGGGGGTGTCGATACGGCCGTGACCGTCAACAATTCCCTGACTCCACCGAGTGTTCCAGGGGCCGCCACGCCTGAAGATGATGGAGAGTCCCTGTTCCCAGATGCGCCCACAAAAATTCAAAAATTAAACCATACGTAGTAATAGAAGCATGGATCAGTACTTTCGTGAACCCATGAGTGCGGGCGTTATAGCAGCGTGCATAGTCGTCGGATACATACTCGTCAAGTCGAAACTCAATAACGAAGGAAAATTGAAAAATTCAGACTACTTCAAGCCGGCTTTTCTCGTCGGTGTCCTCGTGTATTTTATCGTTAGTCAGGGTCAGGGTGATTCTGGACCAGTTATGAAGGAGCCTTTTTAACTTAAGGATTATATCCCTAACTTTGCTAGGATGACCACAGTAAAAGCTTTTGATGAGATGATGTCTCAGTTCCTCGGGGAGCTCAGTACAGTGTTCCCCGATGAGCCCGCCAAGACTGGTCCAGACTGCAAGACCTTTATGAAACAGCTCGCACCGTGGGCCGGTCAAATGACTGCTCACGACGAGTCCTTTTTTTGCGAGGAAAATGAGATGGCAAAGAATCTGAACCTTCACGTCATCTGGAAACGCGAGGACTGCTCAGCCAACACAAAGCAGGCTATTTGGCAGTATCTTACATCCCTGTATATGATTGCGACGACTCTGAGTATGTTCCCTCCAGAGACGCTCAGCGCCATCGAAGCGGCTGCCGAGAATTGCGCCAAGAATATGAAGCTGGGGCCGAACGGTCAGCCAGACGAGGCGTCTCTTATGGCCGGAGTCAATAGTATGCTGAGTCAGATGATGAGTGGCGGCGCCGGGAACCCATTTGCAGCCCTTCTCGGCGGGACCCCGCCACCGGCGACCCCGAGGCGGCAGGCCTTGCCCCCTTCAGGCAAAAAGAAAAAGAATCTCCGTAAATAGAAGTAATGGATCCCAAAGAAGTCTTCAAGTCAAGTGACCTTTTGACTTTTTGGCCCACAGCGTCACAGACGGCCGACCAGCGCGTGTCAGCAACGACCCGTTTTGTCCTATACGCCGTGTGTATCGTGTATCTTATCAACCGCGATCCTCGCATTTTCGCCCTTGGCGGTTTGGCCCTCGCAATTTTGTACTACATGTGGACCACAAATATGATTAAAGATGGAAAGCTCCGTACAACAATTGGAGACGGTCGGTACTCAACCGTGTTCCGTCCAGACGTGACGCTTCCAACAACTGAAAACTCTATGGGGAACGTGCTTTTGACTGATTACGTGGACAATCCAGACCGGCCAGCGGCGGCGTGGTACCCAAGCATACGGGGACAAGTCCAGCAGGTCTGGAGCCAGATTCACCCTTTTGAGCGCCAGCGCGATGCCGAGCGCAATTTCTACACAATGCCTTCAAGCACGATTCCAAACGATCAGACGGGTTTTGCACAGGCTGCGTATGGCAAGCCCTTCTCGGCCAAGTGTCACGACCAGGGCGGTGCGGCCTGTAACCCAGACCGGTTCTACTCCGCCTTCCCCGAGCGTGTCCAGATGGAGGCCGGAAACGGACGTTAAAATTAAATATGTGTTCACATTAATAATGCCACAGTTTAGCTACTTGGACATTGTCAACGAGAAGGGTGTGTTCTATGGCCCAGCCCAAGTTGTTCTCGAGGACAAGACGAATGTTGAGAGCAGTCTCCGTGAGGAACCAACAACTTCCTGGAAGAAGGGATGGTCCGAGCAGACCTATGACTTCCCCAACACGTACGTGACCCTGCCTCTGCGCGTGATCGATTGGAACCCCATCAACACGTTTGGCGAGTACCAGAATGACCGTTTTGCTCAGCGTTATTACACCAAGGGCGTCAAGACGTGGGGGCGTTAAAAGCCCCCTTGCATCACGAGTCCGTTGGACTCGGTCTCTTTAAAAAAAGATGTATAATAGTAATAATGGACCCGTTGGCTTTGGCCGCCGTTGTTGGTCTTGTGTTTGCTGGTAAGACGATTGCCGAAGGAAAGGAACCGTCAAAAAAACCGTCAACCACGAAACCCCAAGCCCCTCTGACCCGTCGTGATATTGATATGATGGCTGATTCAGTCGGACACCATGCAGATGCTTTCGATCTCCGGAACACGAATCCAAACTTTGGACGTCGTATTAATGATTGGCGACTCCAACCCAAGGATGCCGTCCCGAACCTTCAGGACGTGGCACCGACAAACTCACGTTTTCCGTACGGTCAGCCTGTATATGATCTGTACAACCGCCAATACATAACCAATAAGCAAAACAACCTGTCGCCTCTCGAGCAGCCTATGCGTATCGGTCCCGGTCTTGGCGTCGGGCCAGACGTGCTTGCGGCCGGCGGGTTCCATGACTATTTCCGTGCTTTGCCTACAAATATCAACGAAGAGCGCCTCACGACGCTCGAAGGACGATCGGGCCCCGCCAACCCCGTCGTCAAGAACGGTGGAGCTGCATACATCGGAGACATTACGCACCAGGCGGCCCAGACAAAGACGGCCTACCGAGACCCAGGGGCTTATGGTGGTGGCGGTGCTCAGAGTGCTCTTGTTGCTCCAGAGGGTCGCCCAAACTTCCTCAAGACCAAGAAACCAACGATTCGCGGGGAGACTGGTCTGCGCACAGATACCCTCTCAGACGGTCCTCCGCAATACAACGTGCAACAGCCATACGCAGCCGGCGACGGGTCGTACACAGGTCTCCCTTTGACTCGGTCATCTGGATACCGTACCAAGCCGGATCGGGCCGGAAACGGTGCTCGTATGAATGTTCGCAACGACCCCGTCAACCAGGTGGGCGCCGCGACGCATCTTCGTATCGAAGCGGAGCCTGTTCCTGTTGGTCCCATGGCCGTCACCGGTTCGAACCAGGGCCGTGGTACCCTGCCTCCAGAGTTTGATGACCCACTCAACGAGTTCAAGGCGAACCCCAATCCACGTGCTTCGAACGGTTTCTTGGATATCGCCATCCAGCAGCTCGAAAAGAATCCTTTGGCGTACTCTCTGGCCGACCCAAAGAAAGCCGACCCGACCATGGGCACTTTGCCTTTTAACACGGTTTCTGTGAACTAAGACACGGCAAAAAAATATGGGTTAGTACTAAATGTCGGGAGGTGTTGTTCAACTCGTCGCCGTCGGCCCTCAGGACGCTTGGCTGACCGGCAAGCCCGAGGTTTCCTTTTACCGGTCCAACTACAAGCGCTACACGCACTTCGCCAACTCCGTGGAGCGTCAGGTGATTCAGGGTCAGCCCATTGCGGGCGGCATCTCCACCATCCGCTTCGAGAAGAAGGGGGACCTGCTGAGCTATGTGTACCTGAACATTCGTGACAACAACGGTGCAGCTCTTGTGAACCCAGACTGGACCAAGATTATCGACAAGGTTGAGCTCCTCATCGGCGGCCAGATCGTGGACACCCAGGATATCGAGTACATGACCGACATCGAGCCCATCACCGGCGCCCAGAACTTTTCCCAACGGTACCTGAACTTGAATAGCACAACCTTCAACAACCAGAAGAATACCTTCCTGCCCCTTAAGTTTTTCTTTTGCAAGGACTGGTCCGTGTGCCTGCCCCTGATTGGCCTGCAGTTCCACGATGTGGAGGTCCGTATCACCTGGTCTACGTACCTGAGCCAGACCATCACCATCGGCAACACCACCACCCCCGTCCTCACGGCCCAGCCCCAGGCAACTGCTAACCTGACGTCCGACGTGGTTCTGTCTTCCAATCTGGCAAACGTGCTCGTGTCCCAGACGACCGGCCCCTTGTTCCCGGGTATGATGATCGCGGCCGCAACGAGCAACCTGCAGGCCAACGTGGCCGTGATCCAGTCCTTCTCGAACGCCTTTGCACCCGTGTCTGGTCAGGGCTATTTCTCCAACGTGGTTGTGGCTTTCGCCAACAGCGCCGCAAGCAACATCTCGTCCCAGTTCGGTCTGGGCCAGACGGCTAACCTATACGCCCCAGTGGCCTCAACCCAGATTCCTCTGCTGGTCGCCGCGGGTACGGCTGCAACTACGAGCTCGACGCTGAGCATCGGCCAGGTCGTGAGCCCCCTGGGTCAGGGTGGTATCCAGATCGGCCAGTACGTGGCGGGTCTGCCTTTCACGGGCCCAGTCTACGTGTCGAACGTGGTGAGCGCTACGAGCATCACAGTCGCCTACCCGTCCCAGACGACCGCCCCCGTCCCCGCAGGTCTGACCATTTCTTTCTTCACTGGCACGGCCGTTACCAGCACGACGTACGCGTCTCTTCAGTACCAGGCTTGGACCAACTTCGTCTACCTGGACCAGTCTGAGCGCGACCACTTTGCCAAGGCGCCCCAGTACGATATGCTCATCACCCAGGTGCAGCGTGTGGTCCTGGGCAACAACCCCGTCCAGGAGTTGGCTCTGGCTCAGCCCGTCAAGTTCCTGGCCTTCCCTTGCGTCAACTACGCCCAGATCTATGCCAATGGCGTGGGCTCTTTGACCGCCTCCAACTACCAGCTCAAGACCCAGGTCAACGGCGTGGATGTTGGCGATTCTCGGTCTCTGATCCATTTCGCCGATGTGGCCCAGTACTACAACACGCCCTACGGCTACGTGCACAACAACAGCGTGGCCAACGTGGCGATCATCAGCTACTGCCTGGACACGTCTAAGCTCCAGCCCACAGGTACCCTGAACTTTAGCCGTCTGGACACCTTCCGTATCGTGGTGCCCCCGACCCTGCCCAACGGCGTTCTGGGTCTGTACAACACTAACATCACGAGCGCGTATCCAGTGCCTTACCTGTACGCCGTCAACTATAACATCTTCCGTATCCAGAACGGCCTCGGTTCGATTCTGTACGCGAACTAAAACCTGGAAGAAAATTAGAAAATGCACTGGATCTTTTTGGCGATTATTGCGTGTCTTGTATTTTTAGCTTCGTATAACCCACGTACGGGAAATCTCACTAAATATTTTGCCCCAGAAACATCAGTAGATGGACCCGGTCCTTCGAGAACCCGTGCGAGAGCGACACAAAGCAATAGCGATACCGATGAGTAAAGTGAACGACACACAACACTTTCTGATCGTCCATGACAGACGATACAGGGAGTGGACGTTTGTCACGGGCGGGTGTCGCCGACGCGAGGTCTATAATCCACTTCGGTGTGCGATTCGAGAACTCGAAGAAGAAACACGCGGGCTCATAAACTTAAAAAGGGGGTCCTACTCCTATTTTAAGTTTACGACAAACACACCGGAACCAAGAGACGTCGAAGATGGCGTCGAAGTTCTGAACCATTATCACGTCTATGTATTCAACTTACCTATGACGTCCACTGAGCACCGCCACATTATCAAGAGGTTTATTGAGGAGAAAAAGAAAATGGAGGGAGCCGAGGTTCCTTTTCGCAAAAATTACGATGAAAATGACGAGTGTCGGTTCGAGACGCTTGGGAGCATAGCCCAGTGTCCGAACCTGTGGCCTATGATACGTCAGCACGTTCTGGGGAACCCCGAGTTTACTCAGGCGATCGAGACGACCCATTGGACACCATTTAATTTGAGGGAATAACGAGTCCAGTCCCGCAGGGACTGTGTTCCAACCCCGTTTTTTAATTTCCTTCCAAAATTCAGATGACCCGTTCAAAGACCGAGTTGGCGATCATCCTTGTCAAGCTTCGAGGTGAAATTACAGACCAGAAGAAGATTGAGAAGGAGGCGACAAAGCTAGCTAGTGAAATGTCCTTGATGAAATTGTGTTATGAAATTCAAAAGGTGGAGGAGGAACGAGAAGCGTCAGCTTCAGTTCCGGCGACGCAGGAGCAGACCGTGACGGAAGAGGCCCCCAAAGAGCCCGAGTCGGAACCAGTCGAACTCACCAAAAAGGAAGAGGCTATCGTCGAGGAACTCAAGGCACCCGAACAGGCGACTGTGAAGCAGAGGCACCGACACATTTTGTCCTGGCTTTTGGACTCTTCGAGTGAGGACGAGGCGGCTTAGAGCCACAAGTGGCTCTAAGACTAAGATGTCCATAGAACGTTGGCGCGTCCCACACGGGCCAGGAACCCATGTCCTCATGGATGGTGGAATACTGTGCGTACCCCCGGAAGAGACCCAAGACTTCTACCGAGAGTACATAGAAGCGATCAATTTAGGATCAAAATTGTATGTCGTCGAACAAAAGACGGATAATTTCAAGTTTTTCGTAGACTTGGACTATAAGGCTCCAGAGAAGTTGACCGATGAAGACCTTGTTCAATTTTGTTCTATAATTCACAAATCCCTGGAAACCTCAAGTCCATGTCTCATTGCTCGAGCCAGACCTAGATCTATAGGTGAAGGTCTGATCAAGTCTGGGGTTCACATACACTGGCCGAACCTGACCGTGTCTCGGACCCAAGCCATGAATTTAAGATCAAAAATAGTGACGAGTTTGGGAGCCGACTTTCCCTTTGATTGGGACAAGGTTATAGATTCTTCGGTCTATGGTGGGTCTGGACTTCGGATGTTATGGTCCCACAAGAAACCCACAGGTGACCCCTACGTGCCCTGGCGGTCTCTTGATGGGCAGGAGTTTTCCAAAGTGCCAGATGTCGAAACCTTGGCGCTCTTTGCGATTCGAACCGAGGAGACTTTACAGTTGGGGGAAGTCGAGGCTCTTCGGGATACTGAACCACTTGAAGAATTTATTCAAAAGTATCTAGAGGGTCAGAGCCAGGCCCAGGTCAAAAAGGTCCAGAGGCACGAGCACAACGGCTGGTACGTACAGACGGACTCCAAATATTGTGAAAGAATTCACAAGGAACACAAGTCGAACCATGTATGGTTTCACGTCGCTTCCAGGCGTATTTCTCAGCGGTGTTTTGACGAAGACTGTGCCGAGTTCAAAGGGACCGAACATATTCTTCCTCCATCTATAGTAGAGCAACTTAACGATGTTGCTATTGTGGGTAGTCCTCCTTCTTGCTTTCTTATGGATATTTTTCCCGATGGGTCCAAAGAGTCGATTCAAAAAGTACGAGCACATGGTTCACCCGTACTCGGGTCTCGACCCAGTAAACTGGCAACGGTTTCTGGACAATCTCCACACGTTCGAACAGTTGGCTTCGTCACGGGTCGATGATGCCTCAGAGGCCCTCTACGCAGCCACAGAAAACATCAGGGACCTCGGCCTCGGACTCCGGCGCGCGGACGATGGAGAGATCCGCGAGACCCTCGCGGGCATGGCTGAAAAACTTGGGTACGAGGGTGAACTTATTTTGAATCAAAGTGCAACTGAACAGGGACTTTACTTCTTCCCACGGTACTTAAACGAGACGCTCATGGATTATCCAGAATATGCCGACACGCGCGACCCGGGTCCCGTCAGAAGCCACGGGCAATAGAACCGAGTCCGAAGGACTCGTGGCCCCACAGGTTCCCCAGCCTCCCACACCCCTGGACACCCTTGCTGAAGCTGCTGCTGCCACCCGTACGAGGTCGGGCCGCGTTTCCAAGCCCCCTGTACGCTACGAGCCTGTTGAGCAGGTCGAGGACGACTACGCGCCCGAGGACTACGACACGGAAGATGAAGGTGAATCCTCAGAGGATATCTCGACGGACGAGGACGAGGATGAAGAAGATGAATCTGATGCAGATGAAGATGGAAATTTAGACGGATTTGTTGTACCAGATAAAAGTGAGAGTGATGTAAGTGACAGTGACGAAGAGGATGGAGAACCTGCCATTCCTGTCGCAAAGCGCCGAGCCGTCGTCAAGAAGCGTCCAGCAACAGCCCGAGCCTGAGCCCCGCCCTCGAGCTTGGACACCCCAACAGGACTTTGATGACCCACCGCCCAGACGTTTTGTTCCCGCGTTCGAACCACCGGCGCGTCAACAGAACGTCTTTGATTCACTCAAAGATAATCACGTTGCTCTTATTTTGATTGGTATTGTTATTGGCGTCCTTATTATGAATATGCGCCCCATCATCGTGAACCCTATGAAGTAAACGGATACAAAGGTGCGTTTTTTGCGTAATCATCGTTCCCAACAAAAGTTCCAATAGGACCCGTGCGGTTCGCATACACATCCTCCTGTAGTATCCCTATAAAGGGATTTACACGAGTTTGATCAGCTGGTTCCATGTCGCGAAACACGGTGAATTGTGAACCGCCCGTTCCGTCATCTTTCTGAGGCGGTTTCGAAGTTTCGGACGCTTGAATCCGATAAATTGCTAAAAAAAGAAGGAGAGCAACGACAAGTACCATTGCAATGGGTATGACGTACCCGTGCCTCAGAAGGTAAAGACTCGTAAACAGAGTCATAGCTCCAGTAGTTGCCACGAGGACAGCTTGCCACGTGGGAAGTGCTGTGAAGGACCTTATCAGGTCCGGGGTATCCATTTTTTAACTAATATATGTAGAGGTTTTTTACGCCGCGGGCTGGTCTGGAACCTCATCGTCACCGGTGGGAGACAGTTCCGGTGGAACTGGCGACTCGTCCCCCTCGGCGATGGAGTCAATCTGGACGGCGGGCAAACGACGCTCCTCGATAATCTTGTTCAC